AATACTGGTGTTTGTATATCACCAACACCACTATCAATATTACCTGTGCGTGGGTATCCAAGCACTAATGTTTTTAACGGTTCATTTGTAACTGGGTCATAATCCACAGAAATATTTACATCAAAACCATCATCTTGTCGGCTTAAATCTTGAATAGCCTGATATACCTGTTTTAATTCGTAAGCATAATAGACACGGTCAATTAAAATACCTGATGTTTCAGAACCAACAATTACACCAATATCTCCTGATGCAGTTGATTGCGCTTGATTTATTAAATTTCTAACAATTTGAAGTTGGTCGGTATTATTATAAGCAACAGTTGTGCTAATTAATCGTTTTTCAAAATAACTTTCAAACTCTCTAGCAGTTATTTGTAATGTTTGGGCTTGACTAGAATAAGTGCGATTCCAAATAATACCGCCCCAAACTAAAATGCCATTTCTATCTACATATAAAGCATTACGAGATGGTTGAGTAGATGCATCAACATTATATTCATAAGTATTTATGCCAGATAAAAGTAAATGACCAGTAAAAGTTCCAGCCTGATTTAATTGCTGAGTAAAAGAAACACCTGTAAAAGGTAGTTCGGCAATTATCTCATTAGTTAAAAGGTCAGCAATTAAATACCGATAAGTGGTAGTTGGCATACCACTAGATTACCAGCAGATTTGCTTCTTCTTCTGTAAGAGGTTCTCCAGCAATAAGTTTTGCTTTAGCAGAAATCTTTAAATCCGCAATACGCTTTTCTTCGGCTTTTTGTGTTGCTCGTTCTGCATCTGCTTTAACTATATCTGCTTTTACTTGGTCAATTTCAAGTTTGGTTAAAGGCATAATTTCTTGTTCGCCTGTTGAACAATTTACTATTACCTTATTATATGTTTCGGTAGTCATTTTTTCTCCTTAGTTAAGCGTTAGATATTCCGTATAAATATGCTGATGAATTGGTAGTAAATTTATTAGTTGCTGCATCATAAATACCAACATCAATAGTTGTTATAGCGTCAGTTCCACTCCACCAAACATTATTATACAAAACATAAGATTGGTCAGGTGAACCACCTATAAAATTAGCGCTTTTTGGGGTGCTACTTGTAGAATAATTTGGAATATAGTATTCGGCAAATGATTTTGCAGATGTAGTGCTGTATTGAGCCAAAGGCCATGATGCTTCTTTACTACTATCAGTAGCAAAAGAACCTGACCAACGAATTCTTCTTCCTGTTATGGTAGATGAATAATCCGTATTGTTAAACCTTATATAAAAACCACCATAATCGTTTGCTGTATTACTACCACCTACTACAAGAACTAAATCTGTATAAGTTGATGGAATAGAAGCAAAAGTAATATAATTTACGGCGGTAGTAACCGTATAACTTGCTATAAGATTATATGTAGATGCCATTATGCTGCTGCAATTCCGTAGATTGAAAACATGCTTCCAATAGAAAAGTTATGTGTTGGGCTATAAAATTGAACACAATTTATTGCTGTAGCATCTCTCCATATATTTGCGGATATATAAGTTAAATTGTCGCCAGCAGAAGGTTTAGGACCGTTGCGGATTAAAACAGGTTTATAGATATTAGGATTTGTGTAAGAGTGAAGAACCATTACTAAATTAGTGTTTTCATTATATGGACTAAAAATAAAACCATTAAGACTTGCTATGGTATCTACAACTAATCCACCACTATATCCAAACATAAAATGTCGGCTATAACTAGCACTAGAATCAGGTGTATTAGAACCACCAACTCTCACTTGTGCATCTGTGTTGTTTGCAGCCTTTCCACTAAATACAATAACTAAGTCAGTATAAGTTTGTGGAATTGAACTAAAGGTTACTGTGCTTGTTGCCGATACTAGCGTTGTTGAGGCTATTTTATCGTAGGTTGCTCCTGCTGCCATGTTATGCTCCCTTTATTCCATAAAGCGCAAATTGAGTATATTGATTCATAGTGCTTCCATCAGCATAACAATAAATATCAGTTATAGCATTAGTATTAGCCCAATATACATAAGTTAATTTTGTTTGTCCTGTGCCGTTTCCATCAACTCCACCCCAACCCACAACTCGCTTATACAAATTTGTTTTAGCGTATTCATAAATTTTAGCAACCATAGCAGAACTATAAGATGCCGAATTTTTTGCTCCAATACCTACTAAAGCGCCAGTATCTGTGCCAGGTCCATCGCCCCCACCGTTTGTAGGGTTATAACTAAATAATTGTGAATAATTATAATTTGCCCCACTATCGCTATTAAATCTTAATTTAATAGAATAAAAATTAGAAGCATTTACCAATGTTGCTCTAATTTCTAAATGTGTAAAAGTGCTTGGAATTGAAGTAAATGAAACTGATGTTGCTCCACCAGCACCTACGGTTGCAGTAGCAATAGATTGATATGATGTCGTAGATAATCCTTGACGAGTTGAAGATGCAATAACTCCAATATTAGGACTCATGCTATATCTCCTACTATATACCATAGGTCGGTTGAGGCTTTTATTAAAGTTGCAGATGAATATTGCGCTCTTAATTTAGGAGCAGTAGCAGTAGCACCAGTAGAAGCAACAGTAGTTGTTCCGCTAGTAACCGCTTGAATTGTTACCTGACCAGCACCAATTTGAATAATGTTTATTTGAGTTCCAGTTGGAAAGGCTACCGAAGCGTTTGTTGGAATTGAATAAGTTTGCGCAGAAGCATTTGATGCAGTAACTAATTTTCCGTTATCCGTTAAAACAAAAGTATAAGTAGTTCCAGTTTGAGCGTTTAATGAAAGGTTAATAACTGGGGCAGTAAGAGTTTTATTAGTAAGCGTTTGTGCAGTAGTAAGGTCAGCAACCACAGAGGTATCAATAGCCAAAGTTCCGCTAGTTGTAATTGTTCCACCAGTAATACCTGTTCCACCAGCAACGCTTGTCACGGTTCCAGCACCAATATAACTTAATGAAGTCCAAGCAGTAGAACCACTACCAATTTTTATTTTGCCTGTATCAGTTTCATACCCAAATTCTCCAGAAGAAAGTGTTGGGTTAGCAGAAGTCCATTGTGATGCAGTTCCTCTGCGTATTTGAATTGCGGTTACAACTGCCATTATGGTGTGCCTCCAGTTATCGTTTGTGTTGCCGTAGTAGTTGGGTCGCCACCATTATAAGGTGAAATGCCATCAAATACTCCAGCATCTAAATCTGTTAAACCACTAGCCGTTCCAACCGTAGTCCAAGCACTACCAGTATAAACCATTAAACCGCTTATAGTGTTGTAATACAAATCCCCTGCTCTTAGTGTCGGCGTAGAAATATCTGTGGCACTTGAAGGAACATTTGTTGGCGTTAATGCTAAACGGCTCATGCAATATCACCAGCAACTAACCAGTTATCGGTAGAAGTTTGAATAGCGGTTAAAGAAGAATATTGCGCTCTTGTTTTAGGAGTTGCCGCAGTTGCGCCAGTAGATACAACTGTTACTCCGCCAGCACCAACAACTGTTATTTGTCCTGCTCCATATTGAGCAATATTTAATTGTGCGCCAACTGGATATGCCACGCTAGAATTTAACGGAATAGTTGTTGTAATAGCAGATGCATTTGTTTGTGTAATTAACTTACCGTTATCAGCCAAAACCGTAGTATAGGTTGTGCCAGTTTGCGTATTAATACCTAGATTTATTAAAGGTGAAGTTAAAGTAGGGGTTGTTAATGTTTTATTTGTAAGTGTCTGAGCAGTAGATAAATCTGCGGTAATAGCAGTATTAATAGTTAATGTAACCGCACCGCTTGAACCACCACCGCTTAAACCGTTTCCTGCGGTAACCGAACTTATATCTCCGCTTTCTGGAATATTTGTTGTTACCAAAACTCTTGTGTCAGTAATATTTGCATTTGTAATAGCAGTTGCGCCAGCACCTACGGCTACTGTTGCTAAAGAAATAGAGTTTGCTGGTAATGCTGGCGCTACTGGTGAACCAGCAGGAGTTCCAGCAACTACTTGTAAAATAACATCGTTATATGCGCCTGTGTAATAAGCATCACGAACAGTTGCGCAAACTAAATCAATTCGTGGGTTAGTTGGGTTTGCGGTAGTAATAGATAAAATTGTTGTTGCATCATTATAAGTTGTATAAGTTCCCATATTTGATTGCGTTGTTCCAACAATAGCCGCCCAACCAGATGCTACAAGAACAGATAAACCAGTAGGAGAATTTTGCGTAACCGCTAAAGAAGCAGAATTAATTATGCCTGTTGTAGCCCATAGTGCTTGTGTGCCTAAACGGTCATTTTCGGCTGGGTGAGAACCATTTTGTAACCATGACGGTGGTGTGCGTATTGCCATTTATTCTCCTAAATGTAAGCCGAGTTCCATACTACCGTAGCGGCAGTAGTTCCGATAAGTGTGCTACCAGCGTTGCCTGTTAAATAAAAACTATTATTTCCGGGCTGAGCAGAAAACCACTCTCCTGAAATAAGTAAATTTCTAGCAGGTTGTCCGTTCAAGGTAATAAGTTTATTATACAAATCAACTACCAATAGGTCGCTTGATGAGTATGTGCCAACAAAATCTAAAGAGGCATTTTGTGTGCTATTACCAAGAATAGGGTTTGTGATAGGTCCATTTAGCGTAATTATAGGGTAAGTATCTGTCCAACCGTTATTTGTAATGGTTGTGGTAATAAGTGTTGAACCGCCACCATAAATTAGATTATAAATACGGTCATATGTGCGACCAGTAGGCGGTGTATAAGCCATTGTGGCGGTCTGTTGATTGCTACTGTAATAACGAGGGTCTGGACAATAAACTTCTAATTGTGAGGTAATTTTGCCGTATGTGTAATCTGGCGTAATAGAAGTTCTCAAACCACGAACACGGCAATTAATAAATTGGTCGCCTGTAATGGCTGGCATTTTAAAATATAACGGTGTAGTGCCTGATGTTTGTGGTAATAGAACCGATTGAAGCGTGTTGAAATTGACTTGTGCTGAATTTCCGCTAGAACCAAAAGTTTCAATAATCATTGTAATGGTTCTGCCAGCCAAAAAATCTCTACCTGAAAACATACCGTCAGCAAATCCTCGGTTATCATCTTGATTACGAATTTCTGGCAAACTTTCTAATCCATCAATACTTGTTATTTGATAAGGAGAACCAGCGCCACCAAATACTTGTGTGCCAAATTGAAACGAATATAATTCAGTAAGTGCCATTAGTCAATAGCCGTTCTACCCATAGCATTAAGTTTATTTGTAACACCTTGTTTAGTATTAACAGAACTGTATAAACCTGAACCAGCATAATTTGTTGTTACTGCTTGACTAAATTTAATAGCATTAACTACGGCAGTAGCAGTTGATTGTGGAGATGCGGTAGTTGTTTGATTAACTGTTACGGTTGTAGATGGACCATAAGGTGTATTACCAACCCCACCATTAGAATTAAATGGAGCATTTGTAATATAAGGTGTTGAAGCAGTAGGGGTTGGCATAGGTTGAGCGGCTAATGCTCTAGCAGAATTTAAAGCAGCAACCATAGCGTTTATAGCAGCAGTTGTGCTATTTGTAGCATTATTAATTGAACCCAATTTTTCTTGAAAGTCTTTTTCAATAGCAGTTAAACTATCGTTTAATTCTTTTCGGGCTGCCGCTTGTGCTTCTGCCATTTGTTTTTGTGCTGCCGCTAAAGCAATAGCCATTTCTTTTTGAGCATCAGCAATAGCAGTATCTCTAGTTTTTTCTGCTTCTGCCATTTGTTCATTAAATTTCTTACTAATATCAGCCTGAGCGAGCGCATAGTCATTTTTTTGTTGAGTTAAGAAGTTAGCCATATCAATTTTGGCTTGTGCGTATGCTTCGTTAAGTTCTGATGTTGCTAACTTGCCACCAGCGTTCATGGTTTCCGCTAATGCATTTAAACCAGTATTTGTGGTGTTTTCCATATCGCCATAAATAGTCTGCAATTCTTTAATCGCATCAGGTCCAGCCTTTAAAATACTATCTGCTAGTTGTCCGCCTATTTCGGGACCTTGTGAAACAACTTGTTCAATAAAAGTTTGGCTAAATCCAGCACCAGCCAACGCAGAAGCCTTTTGTGCTAGTGATTTCATTCCAGCCAAACGAGCCTTCATATTGGCTAATAAATCTTCAACAGTAGCCTTACCAGCCTCAATTAACCCTTTAAATATATCCCCAACGCTAAATGAAGTGCCTTGCGCAAACGCATTACGCAAACGGTCAATAGAAGATTTGACTATGGATAATAACTTTTCGTTACCTGCCTTAGTTATTTCAGCAATTTTATTAGTATTGTCTAAAGATAGTTTTGCTAAATCGTCAGCCTTTTGTTTATTAAGTTTGCCCATTGTATCGTTAAATGTGGTTTGGGCTTTTGTAATCTTTTCTTGCCCATCAGCGTTAATTTTGGCTACATCTTCTTGATAAGATTTATCAATCTCAGCCATTTTTTCGGTGAATTTAGTGCGAGCAGTAGCAATTTTGTCTTGAAAATCTCTAATAATTTTCATATAACCTTCATTAGCCTTTTTGGTTTCAGGACTAATACCGCCACCTTTAACAGTTGCGCCACCAGCCGAATTAGGCATATTTGGTATAGAAGGTGCTTTGAAGTTAAGTCCAATAGATACTTTTTTATCTGCTAATTTATCTAATCCATCACCAAATTTGCGAATATCATTTGCAGTTTTATTTACCGCTTCGGCAGGTCCTTTAAACTTATCGCCAATGCCCGGAATTTTAGATGCCGCACTAAGTAATGAACCAATAGCGCCAACCAAATAACCAACGCCATTAACCACAACTTGTAACATTTTAACTATTGCTTTGCGGAAAGTTTCACTAGCGTTCCAAGCAATTACAAATGCGCCTACTAATAGAACTACACCAGCAACTACCAAACCAATAGGGTTAGCATTTAAAGCGGCATTTAAATTCCATTGTCCAGTAGTTAAACCAACCTGAACGGCAGTTGCTACTGCTGAAATAGTGCTCCATGCTTTTGTAACCGCAGTAACCACTTTAACGGTTGCGTTATATGAAGCAAGTGCAACAGTTACAAGAACAACTGCACCGCCTAAAATAGCAAATACTTTTGCGTTGCGTGAAATGAAATCTATTGCACTAGAAATAAACTCAACCATATTTTTTAAGATAGGTAATAATGCTCCGCCTATTTTTTCAGCAATACTGCCTACTTCTTCTTTTAAAATTAATAATTGGACTTTAAAAGTTTTTGTAGCATTAACCGCTTGCCCACCAATTTTACCTTGCAATTCGTCCATCGCTTTAGCAACGGCTTCTGATTTAGGTATAGTGCTATCTAATGTAATACCCATCTCTTTGAATGCTTTAGCGTTACCTGCGCTCGCTCTTGCTAAAGTTGCTGATGCTTCTTCAAGGCTCATATTCTTAACACGGGCAAAATCAGCTGATAGTGCTAATAGATTTTGGCTTTCGGTTACGCTTCCAGTAGCAACGAGAAGTTTATTAAAACCACTTGCCGCTTCTTCATTACCAAAACCTAATTTTTCATAACTGTCCGTGAGTTGTTCAATTTGTGAACGATTTGCCTCTGTGTTAATGCCTAGATTAGACATTGTCTGACCTAGTTTATTAAGTGCTTGTTCGCTTTCATTCGCTTCTTTAATACCTAATGCCGCAAAACCAGCAAATGCCGCACCCATACCGAGTAAAGCACCAGTAGCAATACGGCTTGATTTATCTAATGCAGAAACGCCACCGCCAGCCTTAGCGGTTTTACCTTCCATTTTTTCAAGTTCATTATTAACATCTTTAAATTTAGCAATTGCTTGGTCGGCAATAGCCTTAATTTCAAATACTGCTGGTGGAAGAAAGCCTGCCATTATTTACCACCCACAGAAAGATGTTTAGCAACAATGCGTGGAGCAATAACCATAAACTTTTTAAATGCTGGTGCCATATATGGAAATCCTCTCTCTGCCGTTGTGCCACGCCAAGATGGTGGTGACCAATTACCGCCTAATTCTACCGCTCTACCATAAATTATAGTTGGTCCCACAATGGCTTCATACTTGCCAAAACCTGTTCTAAATTTTTCTCCACGAATAGAACGCCTTAAATTGCCAGTTCTGTTCATTGGGGGAGAACCAGCCTGTGCCTTTTGTCCAGTAGGTCGTCTGCCTTGTATTTCTTCTTTTGATAATTGAATTAAAGTTGTCATCATTTCATCACGGGCGTTGCGTGCGCCATCGTCAAGGCTTTTACCAGCCTTTTCAAGTGCGTTTCTAACTAGACGCAGATTTGATGTTATCACTTTCAACCTTTTTCATTAATGAAGAAATGGCAATTACCCAATCTACAAGTCCTGCTGGTTGTTCATCTACTTGCGTAGGTGTCCAGCCAAATTCGCTTGCGCATACATAATAAAACCATTCTTCATCTGGATATGTGAACGCTTCGTGCCGTTCGCCACCTTCAAGTAGCCATCTTAATCGTTGGAGTCTGCGAAAGGGCTTTCGGCATCTTTCTCCGTTTCATCTGTTTGAGCAGTTTGTGGGAATAATACTTTTTGTGCATCTTTAGTTGCTTCTGTTAAAGCATCATAATCAGCCATTTCAAGTTCATCAATAGAACTAATACGAACTGATGGAATCATTAAATCTAATGACCAACTCTCAATGAGAACGGCAATTAATCCATCTGTAAGTGATAGTGCTTGCATGATGCCTTCTTCGGCTTTAGCAGCATTTTGAAATATCTTTTTGCGGTCTTTAACACGCAGTTCTTTTGGGTCCCGTAATACAACTTCTGCACCACTAGGTAATTTAATTGTTTTGCTTGCCATCTTTATTTCCTTCCAATCGGTTTGGTTGTGCCTTCCATTATAAGGTGCTAGGGGGCTGGGAGCAGAGGAAGGCGACTGCTACGACCTGCGCCCCCTAGCACTTCTTGTTCTGAAACTTATGCGTAAGTTCCAGAAGCCTTTGCGTTTTGTAGAACCCATTTGATAGGAGCATAACCGCCTGTTGAACCAGCATCGGTAGTGTTACCTTGTCCATTAAGTTCAATTGTTACAGTTACAAAATCATCACCACGGTCAATAACGGCGGTTGTGTATGCGCCCTTAGTGATAGTCGCTTGAATTTGAACTGCACTTGCACCAGCGCCATATGCCCAGTTAAGAACAATGGCTGGCTGTGAGTTGCTAAGGAAGTTTGTAAGTTGTGTATCTGCATCCATAACAAACTTAATTGTGCCTGTTACTTCTAATGCACCAAGAAATACTTGATATGGGTTTTGTGTGTTGCTAATTCCATAAATAGGAGTAACTGCACGCTTCATATCAATATTGCCTTCCATAGCAGTTGTTACGGAAGAACCACCAATAGATACAGTTCCACGCCAAACTGGTGTAGGCAAAACTGTGCTAAATGATGGTGTTGGGTCAGATACGGTTGAACTTACCCAACCTGTTGATTTGGTATCAAACTCTAACATTCCATCTGCATTGAACTTCAAAGAGAAATCAGAGAATTGGCAACCTGGGTAAGAACGAACTCCTACTGCATAAAAATCGGTAAGAGTGTAAGAAATTGGTTGAGTTTCTGTGCTAGATGTTGTTGAGTTTTTTAATGAAATTGTGTGTGTATATGGTGCTGATACGCCAGTAGTTGCTACTGAACCCATAAGACCAGCAATTGCATATCCAACGGTGTCAGCAAATACTGCTCCACCAAAATCAAATGTTGAACGACTACGACCTTGAATATAGTTGTAGTTCATTACATTTGAGCCACGCAACCCTGTATCGTAAAGTGGGTCATAAATATCCGCAGGTTTCAAACTGTCTTTTGCAACTGGGATAAAATCTGTTGGTGCTACTACTGTTCCTTTTGTGACTTCTTTAGCGATACCCACATAGGAACGACTAGATGCTTGTATTGGCATTATTCACTCTCCTGCTTTATGTCTGTTGTTGTTGGTTTGGTTAATGATTTAGCACTATTAGATGCGACAACATCAACGGCACTAAAGTTTTCTGGGGCGTCAAATTCATCGCCAGAATTGACTACAACTCCAAGCGAAGGGAACACACGCTCATCTGTTCCTATATATTTATATTTCATGTTTCTCCTATGCTTGTATCATCTCGGTAACATCAAACTGCAGTTCGGCAAAAGTTTCTGTCGCACCGTCATTAGTAGTTGAAGGTTCTCCGTATGTGCCATTAATTATAGGTTCTGCGCCTTGCCAAACCAAAGTGCCTGTGGTATCACCAAAGTTATGGTCAGAACGCAATCTTGTCTTAATAGCATCAACTAGTGTATCAAAATCTGCCATAGCATCTTGCGCATTTCGTTGTAAAGAGTGGTGAAATATTTGAACAATTACATTGTAATCTATGCGTTTCCAACCGTTAGTAGCCCCACCAATAGCCAAGCGTGTTTCATTTTCTGATTGAATAAATACAACCGCTTGCGCACGACTTAATTGTCCGGGCATAGCATTTTCTTGAAATTGAATACGCTTTGGAAAAGATGTATGAACGACATTTAAACCAGTAATGGGTGGGTTTGCCAAAAAGGTATAAAGAGTTTGCCGAACCCCGACACGACCTGCCATTAGCGTATCCTGCGGAATTTGTCCACGATATCCAAAGCAAGTTTAATATCTGTTCCATAACGACTTGCGCCGTCAGATGTGGCTGATGGTGCGGTTGTAATTTGCATTGTCATAGAACTATCTCCACGAGCCTTCAAAAAGGCGGTTGTAATAAGGATACAAGCCTGTTTAATGGCATTAGGTATATTTCCTATACAAGAACCTACTGTGTGGCTATAAGCAAGCGCAGAGGTCAATGGCACGGTTGTAGAACCATATGTGTAAGTGCTGGCTACTGTTACATTTTCACTACTTGCGCCGTCATAAATTCTTAATCGTTGTCCAGCCAAAATACCAGTTGCGTTAGAAACCGTCAAAGATGTAGCACCTGCGGTTGCGCTCGCAATACCATTATTAACATAACCAGCAATATATGTGTATTTGCAATAAACCTGTTGGCGTGGCACGCCGTATCCACCAAATGCCAAAGGTCCTTGTGATGAATAACTTGTGGCTACATTTGATAAAGGAATAATAATTTGTTGTTCTTCAAACCAAGATGTTGAACAATCTGTTAATGTAACTAAATTGTTTGGGTTAGTGCCATATTGAAAATCTGATAGTGCAATAATAGGTGTGTTATTTGGGTGTAATGCTACAAAACCTTCATTTGTAAATCTAGTGCGTTGAGTTTCTACATATTGAGTTGCGTTTAAATTGGCATTAAAGTATTCGTCCATAAATGAAGATGCACGAAAGATTACATTTTCTAATTCCGCATCTTGCGCATTACCATTTCCACCAATAACTAAATTGTTATAATCAATAGATGTTGGCGCATTTTTAAATTCTGCAATAGTAATATAAGGACTTTCATGAAAAGTGTCTGTGGTTAAGCCAACGGTCATTTATTCCCCATCTCTAAGTGTTTTAGAGTTATCTGTTCCACACCGACTGCATTTGGAAAACCAACTACCAAAACCACATTCCATACAAGTATAACCAAGATTTTCATTAAGAGTAGGTCCCATTAAAGATGCTTCAAAAAAGCCTTCGGATTTCATTTGTCGTGCATGATTTGGATTATCAACATTAATAACCCCTTTGCGGTCAGGATTATATTTATATGTGCCTCTAGGTGTTGCTACATCTACGCCACGAACTCCGCCGTCAGATGCTATTAATCTTGCCATTTTATTTCCCTTCCCTTAGATAGAGAGTGGCACAACCGCTATATGCCGTGCCACTCTCCAAAGGATTAACTAAGCGTTAACAATTCCTGATACTGCGCCGTTCCATGCTGGAGCAGTGCAGAAGAATGTTCCACGGAAGTATGTTGAGAACTCATATGCGAACTGAGTTACAGGCCATTGAATGCCCATGTAATCCTGAACCATAAAGTTGCTCCATACATCTGAAACTTCTGTGTCTGGAATTGGAAGTGTGTAGGACACAACTGGGCTTACGCCTTGTGGTAACCATGGGTGAACAGTTAGCGGAACTAACTTACCTGTGATTTCGTTGTGTAGTCCACCGATAGTTGCGCCACCGACATAATCGCCTGTATCTGTTTGTGCCAGATTAATACGATAGTTAGCAGTTGAACCATTTTTAATTGCATCTGAGAGTTGCTTACGGTCTGCGCCGTTTAGGAAAATCTCATCTGGGTCAGCCTTTACTGCATCATACAAGCGTGAGAATACATTTTGGTATTCAACGCCTGGGTTTGATGTAGAGAAGTTGCCGTTAATTGAATTGTTGTAACCTGAATTTGCACCAAGAACTGTTGGAAGAATTCCGTCATAACCAGTTGCGTAAGCAGATGTATCTGTTGATGCGCGAGATGCGGCAGCACCTGTGGTTGTGAAAGCGGCATTGTTTCCAGTTAGGTTAGTAGCAGTAGCACCTTGAATGGTGAATGTGCCAGTTCCTTTTAGAGTTCCTTGATACTTCAAGTTAGCAGCGCCAGTTGCAGTTCCAACATAAATGTTGTAACCAAGTGCTCCTGCTACTGCGGTTGAAACTGTGACAGTTAGAACATCACCAGATGCAACTACTTCGGAAGTTTCTGTTGAAAGAACTGACTCACCAAAACCTGAACCAGAAATACCAGCGTCAGCAGTAACATTGATGTAATAAGTGCCTGCGGCTAATGCGGTTTGTCCTGATGCGGCTACTGGTGAACCATCTACGAATGTAGGTGCTGAAAGTGCGCCAGAGTATCCTGATGCAGTTCCACGAGCCATAAGAAGCATTCTTTCTTCCATCAACATTGTTGCATAAAGTGTTGAAGTTGAAGATAGTTGGCGCAAATCCTGATATCCCATACCAGAGAAGTTAGCGTCAAATGACACGCTATCTGATAGTGAGTATGAGTTGTAAGGCAGGATTAAATCGTCAGCACTGTAAGAAATCTTTGGACCACGCTCGTAGTTGATTGAACCAAAAGCGGTAGTTGTGCTTTCTGTAATGCCGGGCCATGTGTTACCAATTCCGCCAGTTCCAGTTCCTGTGTAACCAAGAATACGCTTTACACGGTGTGATGTGCCTACGCCTTTTTTACGGGGTAGTTTGTTGCGTAGTGGAGTTGGGCGAGGTGTTAGCAGTTTAGATGGTGCTTCTAAGTCAAAAGCAGCAAAAGATGTGCTAAGTGGAGATGTAAGTGTGATGTCCTTTTGGATATCCTGCATCGCCATGCGTTGTGATGCTAGAGCGTTGTTTAGAGCGCCTACTGCATCAGGTGAAAGAGATTTGTTAGAAACCATGCTTTCAAGTTGTGCTACTGCGTTGCCACTTGCTGTTGCAAATGTTGCTGAGCCGTTCTTGATTGACATAATTGCTGATGGGTCTGTTACGGAATTACCGACAGACTTGTTAAATTCTGCTGAGTATTCGTCCATGCGTGTTGCTGCTTCTTTAGCAGAACCTGCATCGGAAAATAGTTCAGTAGCCTTTGGGGCATTTAGAGCCATTTTGTTCCTTTCGTAAAGAGTTTTATTTAATTGTTAGTGCTGAGGCTTTGGCTTCAAAATCTTGAGCCAATTCCTTGTAACCACGAGCCAAATCTTTGTCTGAGGTTACGGCTGACTTCTGGCGATACTCAGCGGCTTTAGCAAGCAGGTCGCTAAGTTGCACGATTTCTGGTTGCTTAATTGCTGAACGCTTTGGTCCACTTCCTACTGCTTTTGTTTTAGTCGTTGCTAACTCTGTCTCTAACTTATTGATTGCTTCTTGATAAGCACCAATCTCGCTAACAACAGTTGCAGTTGCACTCTTTACGGCTTTTTCAATAATAGCATTTAATGTGCCATTACTTATAGCAGACTTATCCAAGTCCTCATCGGAACTGGAATCTTCTTCTTCAATTACTGTGCCAATTTCTTCAACAGTTGGCAACGGTGTAATTGTGCTCTTTGGTGTATCTGTTGGGCTTACCATTTCGGCAGTAGATACATCGGCACTTCCGTGTGAATTAGAAACATCACCGCAACCGCACTCTAAGCATTTGTGTTCAGCAGATTTCTTACCTTCTGCTTCTTCAACTTCTTCCTGAGCGGCTTCTGGCTTAGAACCTTCTTCTGTTTCTTCTTCGGCACTTTCGCCATATTGGGCTTTTAGTTCATCATCAGAACAACCTAATTCTTTGCACATTTTTTCTGCTTCTTTATACATTTTATGTGCTTCTTTAAGTCTTTCCAATAGTTCCTCTTTAGACGGCTTCTCTGAAACCGCTTTAGCATCTTGCTCTACTTCTTGTTCCATATTATCTCCTTTGACGGTTTCAGCATCAATAGTTTCAACCAGTTCCTCAACTTGAACTAAGTTATTTGCGTTATCTGATTTCGCAAGCATTAATTTAGCATTTGGATTTGCTGGTCTATCTACTAGCGAAACTTCTACAATTTGTCCATCAATAATGCGACCATTAACGGCTTTTTCATCACGCACTACACGAGGCGCACGAATACCAATGCTAAATCCTTTTAGCACTCCAGTTTCTACCTTCTTAACACTAACTGGGTCCACAACAAGTGCAGAAATATAATGACCATCGGAAGTTGAATTTAATTCTTTAGCAACTCCTGCTGCAATATTGCTATGTTGTTCTCTAATGTTGCCACCTGTTTTAAACCACTCAGGCATAGCCTTTTCTAACCAACCAGCATCACAAATTTGTTGGTCAATATCTAGCGCATCATCTGTTGCCTTACCATATACAAGTAATGTGCCATCTTCTTGTTTTTCTTGTTTAATAATTTCTGAATAAGAAAATGCTAAATCTTTCATTGACATTAATTTCTCCTTATGCCGAGTAAGTAATAACTATTGCGCCAGTAGCAGAACCAGCGGCTGAAATACCATAAATAACATCACCAGAATTACACCATAATTGAAATGTTCCATTTGCAGCAATAGTGCGACCAATAGTTGCGCCTGATGTTGTGGTAGTGCTATCACCAATAAAAATAGCGGCTGAATGTCCATTATAAATTTGAACTGCGGTCATTTGGCGCAAACCTTGCTTAATAGTTACAAGAGGTGTTGCTACTGTTTGTGTTGTTGCATTAATGTGTTGAATTGCCATTTGTTATTCCTCATCTCCGAGTATTAATGATAATGCGTCCTCGCCTATATTGCGAGTATCTACAACATAAGGCGCAATATCACAAACGCAGTTTGGGTGTGCAGGTGGTTCGGTATCTCCACTTGGGAATGTTTCGTCAATACCGATAGGCGAAACATCTGCGTTCTCTTGGCATATATCACAAGGGTCAGCAACAAGCCATTGAACTAACTCTACACCACTTTCTTCGTAAAGTTGCCGAGATGCCGCAGTAACCGCACGGCTCATTTCGGTTTGTGTAATTGTTAATGCTCTTTCGGGGTCGTCAATAATATCTTCAATATCTACATCTCTAGGGGTTAATCCGTTTTGAAGTGCATAAGCGAGCGCAGTTCCTAAACGGTCAATACTGGTTCTATTTAAGCCTTGTATAACAATGCCACGATTATCTAACAATGTGCTTAAACCTCTAGGCGGTCTAACTATTGCGGCGGCGGCTCTATTACCAGCCTTCCAATTATCCCAGTTAATGCCTATTGCTCTTTGTAATTGTTGTTTAGTAGGGGCTTTATTAATCTTTGCTTTGGCTAACGCACCCATACCAATATCTTCACCTAGTATCCATGCTTCTGAATAAATAATACGAAATGCAGACATTAACGCTTCGCTATTAGGGCGTATATGTGTCCTTGCCCAACTGCGTGCTTCTTCTGTGGTAATAGTGTTAGTAAATGCCATAGCGTTAAAATCATTTATAACGGCATCCATATTTATAGATTGTTTAATACCATCACGAATTAATTTTGCTCGTCTAGCCGCTAAACGGATTTTGGCTCCGTTTCTTTTTTTCCATACGCCTCTCATGGCGTGCCTACGCTAAATATCGTTCGGCATACCAGCGTGCGCTATCGTAATCCTTTTCACCCACGAATTTGTTTA